CTTCGGCGGTTTTATATGCTTTATTAATTTGGAATGCTCTTTTATTATTTTGTGCCAATGCTTCTAATGTGGAAACCGCAGTATCTTTTGTAAATTTACCCATATCTTCATCAGCAATTTTAGAGAAATCTAATTGAGCAAATTTTCCATCTTTGAATATTTGTAATTGGTCATCATAATTTTTCTTTTGAAGTTTTGCTTTTTCTTGCTCCGCCTTATCAGAAAGTCTTATTTCTTCAGCAAGAAATATTCCTTGTATTCTTAATCTCTCTTGATGGAACTCTTCTAATCTTTCTAAATATTTGTCATGTTCTTCTTGAGTCAGACCGTCTTTATCTTCTTGTTTTAATTTGATTAAATCTTCTATTGCCTTTTCTTGTTCGTTAATTAATTCTAATTCTTCTTCTTGTCGCATCCGCAACAATTGAATTTCGCTTTTTCCGTATTTGGCATTTGCATCAAATATTGACTGTAATGAATTTTCATTTTTCTTTACAAATTTTTCTAATTCAGCGATTTTCTTTTGATTATCAGTGACTACGTTGTTTGCTTCTTCTTTTCTTTTTTCAATTACCTCATCAAGAATACCTATTAATTTATCGTATTGCTCAATAACCGCTTCTATTTCTGCTCTTTCTTCTTGCCTTCTTCCTAAACCTTTTAATTGTTTTTCTAGTTCCGCTCTTTCTTTTATTGCTTCTATTTGGGTATAAACTGCACTAACAACAGCAGATGCACCTTCAAATTGTTGTCTAAATTCATCTCTTACTTGCTGAACCTTCATTGAGGTTTCACCCATTACATCATTTGCAATACCTAATTCTTCCGAATATTTTTGAATCTCAGCGGTGACATCTCTTGTATCGTCTTTGAAATAATTAATTAATCTAGTCAGTCCGTCAAATACATTAGAGATTGCTATTAATGAATTAGCTAAAAGATCACTAACTCCTGTGACTTCGGTCAATGCACCTGCTAAATTTAATAAACTATTTCCTGCTACTGTTGATGCTTGGCCAATTGTTGGTGATAATTTGGAAAATTGTTCATCTAATCTTTCTGTTGCACCGCCAATTGCTTTAGCTAAAACATCTGAAGTCAATAGACCTTCAGATGCCATTTTCTTTAACTCACCCCTCGCTTTTCCTGTGGAAGTGGCTAATAAATCTAAGATAACAGGGATATTCTCAGATATACTTCTAAATTCATCACCTTGTAATCTTCCAGATGCGAATGCCTGCGATAACTGTAAAATACCTGCTGATGCTTGTGCCGAACCCGCACCAGATATGGCTATCGCTTTATTGACGTTTTCTGTAATCTCTAATAATTGTTGTTGATTAAGACCTAAATCTCTACTGTTTAATGCTAATTTTTGATAAAGGGTGACTGTTTCAGCAAATGCACCTCTAGTCTTTTGAGCAATGGCAAATAATTTTTCTTGGGTGGCACTAATTCACTAGAGGAATTTGTGACAAGATTTAATTGGTTTTGAACTTGTTGAAATGAATTGGCTAAATCTAATGCCTGTTTTAAAACAACAGATCCTATGGCTACTTTGAAAGCATTTTGTAATGTTAAAAGAGATTTCTTTGTTCCGCTTACATTTTTATTGACTGCATCAAAACCCTTTTTGGTTTGGTCTTGAAGGATAAATTTTATAAGTAATTGTCTATCGTCTGCCATTCTTCATTTTCGCCTTTTGAATTGCTTGTTGTTCTATTTCTATCTTATTTTCAAAATATGCCAACCACAAATTAAATTCCTCGACGGGCATAGACATTATTTCGCCTATCGTCTTATGTAATTTTTCAGCTATGTAAAAGTAAGAAGATGCTTCGGGGTTATTTTTTAATTTTTTTTTAAATCAGAAACAGATGAAGTCACACCTAAGATTTGATTTGCTACTTTTGATATAATATCGGGATCAACAAACTTTTTCATTTTGACTTTGCTTTCTAAGTCAAACATTTTCTCACCGTCTTTGGTTTCTGATTTCTTGACTATGATATCAATAAGAACAAATAAATCTCTAATATCCCCGCTTCCGAAGATTTCGTTCTTTTCTAGTAGCGTAAATGGTTTAACATAAATGGCATCTTCGCCTGTTAAACCCCACTCTTCAACCTCTATAATTTTTATTTCTTGGTGCTTAAAATGGTTGATAGCACCTTCCAGAAAATCCTTTTTTGGCATCTATAAATTATACAGTTGTTGTGCTTACGCCACCAGAAAATTGTACGTTAATTGTTCTTGATATTACGCCATCTAAAGAAACGTTCTGAGATACGCCAGTCACAATTGCTGTTCCTGTGTAATATGTATCGCCAGATGAATCGCCTTCGGGATATAAATTTAAAGTCACTTCAGATCCAACCGCTAATGCTGTTTGACCTGTTGTGTCTGTTTCGTCCCAATGACATTCAATAGTTCCTGTGGCATCTTTTCTTAACGCCTTATACGATTTGCTTGTATCGGTAAGACTTGTATCTTCAACGGTGTCATTTGTTTCGTCAATTGTGAAACCTGTTACTTCCGCAACGGAATTTGATCCCACTTTAACTACACCAGATGTGCCTACGTGTGTTGCCATTCATTTGCTCCTTCGTTAGTTTGTTCTTGTTCTTCTTCTACTATTACACTCTTTTTCTTTGAAGTTCTAGTAGATTTTTTTTCTTGAGAAAGTTTATATCCATTATCAAGAAACTTGTCTAGTTCATTATCCCAAACGGAAATTGTTGATAATCCGTCTGGCATAAAGATTCTTATACGTTTAGCCATTATGCAGTACCTCTTGTAAATTCATAAAATATTCTTACAGTAATAACGCATTCACCAAAAGGATAAAATCTACCTGCATCTGTATCAATATTAATAATCTTTGTTTCTTTGGCATATCCACCTCTAGTTCTATCTAAATCCAAAGTTTCTTCTACAACCTCAATCAATTGATTTCTTAAAGTATCTATATTGGAATCAGCACCTTTGACATATCCAACAAGAACATAATCTATTGTTCCGCTTCTCTTTCCTGCGGAATAATCACCCAAAGCAAAATCTTCTCTCGTTTCATCAGCGGTTTGAATATAGATACAAGGGAATTGAGTATCGGCCATATCTTCGGGATCAAACGGCATTCTTGATACTTTAACGAAGGTAATAGGGGAAGAAATCCCTTCTAATGTTGTCTTTAAATTAGATGCTATATTTTCTCTTATACTCATTTTAAATTTAATTTAATGCTCTTTGCATATTGATTCATAAATACGCTTGATAATAAATCTTTTTCTTTTTCTGACAATCTAAAAAATTTTCTCTTTACTTTCTTCTTTCCCACTCCCGCTACATCATGAAAATATGCTTTTTTATTTTCTATATTTCTTGCAAAAAATAAATTCGCTTTATTTCCAGATAATTTATAAGTCAATGATGAAAACATTTGACCTGTGTCTGTCAAATCTACATGGCCACTTTCTTTGACCAATCTTCTCGTATATCTTTTTGAATATGGGATAAAAGGATTTCCTTGGTAATCTTTCCCTTTATTCTGCGTTCTGTCTTTGATTTGTGCTACTTCAAAATTAGCAATATAAGATAATGTTTTTCTTTTAACACTTGAATCTGTTAATTTTCTCTTGATGTCATTCAAGACTTTGTCAAAATTATTGACAACCTTGGTCATCTGACCAATCTTAGGTGATGTATAGGTTCCTTCTCATCAACGGATATACCGCCAGAATTATTTTCGTCGTATTCTACCCCGTCACGAAGGCACGCTTGGAATTCTTCCGCATATCTTTGTCTATAATGTGCCATTTGAACTTGAAACGCATCTGCTCCGTCTCCGCCTTGCGGATCTTTCCATTTAGTAAGGATAGGGTAAATATAATCGGATAATGCTTTATAAAGAACTGCTCTCTTCCATTGAGAAGCAGTAAGTAAACTTTCATTCATTTCAATAGTAGTGACTTTGGTTATATCTTTATAGCGGACAGTATGTCTATATCGCTCCCACCATTCTTCTCTGATTTGACGAATAACATCATCTTCAGCAAATTGTAATTGAGTATCAAAATCAGCGATTCCAAATCCTAATATATCGGGTTGATAATCCTGTAAATCTGCACTTGCTACTGAAAATGTTGTTGTTGCCATAATAAACCTTTCTAGTGGGTGGGGATTAACCCCACCCTATTTAATCATAGATTATAATGATGCGTCAACAGTCACTTGACAACCGTAGTTATCTTTAACAACACCTTGACCGTAAGTCATTGTACCTACGATTTCTGTTGCACGAAGTGAAGCATCTCTTTGTGTTTCTAATTTGAAGTCCATCTTCATTGCTAGACCTAAAGAGATTGGGTGGAATACACCGCCAACACAATCACCTGCTGAATCAATAGAGATGTTTGCGTTTTCATATACGTCAATACCGAAGATATTTCCTACAAATCCAGAACCATAAACATTTTCACCAACAGATGATAATGCAGTTGCAGTTCCAGAATAACCCGCTTGAGTAAGAGTTTTCTTTAGATTGAAAACTGCTTTCGGGTGGAATACTGCGTAGTATGGTCTAGGAACGTTTAACGCTCTTAGAGTAGATTCCGCTTTTAAAAGTAAGTCAGCGGTTAGTTCTGTGCCTGCTGAACCTAAATCATTAGCAGATGCAAAAGAAGGAAATAATCCTACTAAGTCTGTATCTACTTTTTTTGCAATCGCTTCACCGAATACTCTACCGATATCTTGAGCGATAGGGCGAGATGATGATTCTCTTGCTAAGTCAGTCAATGTTGTCATGACGCCTACTTCACTTGCAGTGATAGTTGTTTCAGTTGGGTTTACCTCTGAATTTGCAAGATCAGATCCTTCCGCTACTGCTGATGCAGATACGGTTGGGAAGATAGGAACGGCTACTTGTTTGCCTTGTCCTGTGATGTTGTAAGTAGTTACTAGCGGACGCATAACTGAGGTTTCTTGGAAAGTGAAAATCGCTTCCTGTATAATCTCAGTATATAGTTCACTAATACTACTTGATGTTGTTTCGTTAGCCATTGGGCATACTCCTTTTCATATTAGTT